TTACACACAATGGAGCGCTTCACGTCTCTCGGATACACGCAGCACGAGGCCACGATGCTCAGCGACGCCTACGATGCAATTACGTCCGCGAATCTCTGGGAGTACTTCCGCCGTCCCTCCACGCCCGGAAAGGATGGATTCATGTTCTCTACCGATCCTGAACTCTCTGCAGTGGAGGCTCGCATGATGTTCAAGGGCCACAGCGGAGCGTCGTATGCCTGGACGCTTCGGCAGATGGAGGCCATTGCCAAGGGCGGATGGGAGGCCTACGCCAATCGCATTCGCACAGTCAAGTCCACCGCTCAGCTCCGCCACGAGGAGGAGATCAGTCGCATCCGGGCTCAGCGCGCCTGTCCGTGTCGGGCGGAAAAGGGACACACCTCCGGATGGTGCGGAGTTGCTGGAGGTGGAGTTCCCGCGTGTGACCATTAAAACACACGTCTCGGGGAAGAGTAGATGCTGGCCCCAGTTCCAGACTATCTTCGCCAGCCCCCCGCCTACTTCCACACCCGCATTCTCGTCGGACCGGGAGCCTTCCTGACGCCCAAGTTCGTCCGCGAGCGCGCCATCTCGCATGTCATCAACTGTGCCTTCCCCGGCGATAGCCCGGCCTGGTTTCAGCGAACCCGCCCGGACCACTATGTCTGTCTCAGCGCGATGGACACCTCCTATCACAATCTGTTGACCTGGTATCCTCGGTTTGAGGAGACCTTGTACCGCTTTTTGCGTGATGGGTCCACTGGGATCGTCTACGTGCATTGTCAGGCCGGAATGAACCGGAGTGCATTTTTGGCGTTGGCCTATGTGTGCACGCGGTTTCACATGGATGGAGAGACCATGCTGGACGCCTTCAAACGCCAACGGCCCTGCATGTTTCAAAATCAGGTCTACAGGAGGCAGGTATTGAGCTTCATAAATGGACGTGTTTCGGGTGCGGAAAATCCGGGACTCTCCATCGGGGGCCCAAGCGACGGGGACCTTGGACTCCGTACACAAGGAAGTGGTTCAGACCTTACGCGATTTGACGTTGACCCAGGAGGAACGCCAGACCGATCTGATGAACCTTCGGAAGGAAATCTCGGAGTTGGTGTCCACCAATGACATGGTCAATGTCGTGCAGGCCACGCATCTTCAGACCCGCGCCCGCGAACTAGAACTGGAACTTTCGGAGTCCAATCCCGTGGAGGACTACTACCTGAAAAATATGGACCTCCTCATGGAGTATTACAAGAAGCAAGACGCCGTTGGACTTCCCGTTCCGTCAGCGCCTCGCGATGCCGGCACGTTCTTGAAGTTCTTTGCGGGCGGTGCAGCGGAAGCCGGACCCACGCGCAAGCAGATGTTTGACGAGTATGCGCATCGGATGAAGCTGTCGTCGGGTCCTGAAATGACCCAGCAGATGACGGAGCATTGTCTGTCGTGCAACGTCGCCCGTGAGGAAATCAGTTCGGAGGGAATTCTCGTCTGTCCCAAGTGTGGGTCAGAAGAGTATGCCTTGGTGGTCTCGGACTTTCCGAGTTTTCGGGATCCGCCCAAGGAGCGGAACAACTACGCGTATAAGAAGATCAACCATCTCAATGAGATTCTCAACCAGTTTCAGGCCAAGGAGTCCACCATCATTCCCGAGGAAGTCATGAATGAGGTCATCCTGGAACTCAAAAAGCGGCGCATCACGAATGTCGCGGATCTCTCGGAGGAGGACATCCGACAGATTTTGAAGAAACTTGGGAGATCGAAGTATTATGAGCACAGGACCCATATCCTCAGCCGACTTAATGGAAATCCGCCGCCGACTATTACTCCTGAAATTGAGGAGAAAATTAGAGCAATGTTTCAGGAGATTCAGGCGCCGTTTCTGCTGTACTGCCCGGACGATCGTACCAATTTCCTCAGCTACTCCTACATCCTCTACAAGTTCTTTGAGCTCCTAGAGCTGGACGAGTACAAGGTCTATTTCCCGCTCCTGAAGAGCCGGGACCGACTCATTGCGCACGACCAGATCTGGAAGAAGATCTGCGATTACCTCTGGTGGGAGTTCATCAGCAGCGTTTAGTCAAGATCATTTCCATCTGTGTCGGTCCTTGCATAACAGTCGGGAGACCAATGTCCTGCCCGGCCACACCGATAACAGGACCCATATTTCTTGGGCTCTGGTTTGGTGATGAACTCTGTCTTCTTCTCCCTCGTCGTCACCGTTCGCTCAATGACCGTAACTTTGACTTGCTTCTTCGGGGGCATTTGAGTGTTCGTGGTCTTCCAAGATTAAATCCATTTTTACGAACTCAGCACGATGGTCTCCGGCCCGTCCTCGGAGAGATCGTCGTCTTCGCGCTGGAGGAAGTAGGCGTAAAAGACCTCGCTCCAGACCTTGTCCTTCCACTCGTAGACGCCGTCTTTGTTGAGCACAATCATGTCCTTGATGTCCAGCGGCACATCCAGGAGCTTGTGACGCTCGGCATACTGGCGGTTCTTGCGGGAGCCGTGGTAGAGGTGGAAGACATCACCGGGGCACTTTGCAATCCGAGGCGTGGGGAGCTTGCGATAGGCGGCATAGGACTTCTTCATCGCGTGCGGCAGAGACTTGAAATTGGCGTGGAACTCCTTGTTCAGCCACTTGGCGGACGAGAGCGTATCCCCGCTGCCGGAGACGGCCCAATCATAGAAGCCGACCTCGCGATACCACTCCCGCCGGAAGGCCCAGGCGAAGCCCGGGTGATACTTGAAGTCCCACCAAGGTCCCTGGATGGACACCGCAGACTCCCGGCGCATTTCCGACTTGGTATAGGTCAGATCCAGCCAGGTGGCATGGGTAAACGGGTGGACGACGTCGTGGGTGTCCAGGAGTTTGGAGGTCTCGCTATACCACTTGTCATCGGCAAACACGACGTCGGCATCCAGGAAGACGATCTTCTTGTACTTGCGGGGAATGCGCTGCTCCAAGAGACGGCACAAGCGCTCCTTGTGGAACATGTAGGAGTTCCCCCGGACATGGAAGGCTTTCTTGAGTTCAGGCTCTCGGTCGCCAAAGACAAGTTCCAGCGTGAAGACAGGGAGACCCTTGGTCTTGTAAAGGTTTTGGACGTAGAGGGCGTTCATCACCATACGCTTGGACCCAGCGGGATTGAAAAAGACAAACCCGATGGCCATGTCGCGCGACTGCGAGGCGCCCATTGTGTTTCCAGACGAAGTTCCTTGGCGCACGCCAAACGGAGCGTCTGTCCCGGCATGGGTCTGGCGAGACACACCCCCTCATGAACGCGAAGGCCAAGCTCAGTGGAAAAGACAAGACCGCAGGCGGGGCACTCGAGCATCGGCACGGGCTCCATTTAGGACGAAGACGCGTCGTAGGTCTAAATGAACTCGCCGTTCGTCGTGTCCCGTCAGATTGCGCGGGCGATTGAGTTCAAGGAGTACCTTCTGAACCGCGATGTGGCCTCCCGCAAGGTCCTGATTGACTTTTTCATTGACTGGTTGCTCCCGCGCGGCGACATGCCCGCAGTGCTCACGTGGTTTCAGAATCTCCGGGCGATCAACGGTGTCCTTCACGCAACCCATCCGGATGCCTATTGGGACGACCTCCTTCTCTGCCATTCCAGACAGAGTGCGTTCCTGGAGATGGTTCGTCAGTTCTCCGGGAAGGGCTATTGAAAAACTAAGGCTACAAGACATGACGCTCGGACGCTACTCATTGTAACTGCTTATCAACTAGCTTACGGATCGCTATATTGCAGCCTTTGCATCGTCCGAGCGATGAGTTCATCTGTTCTCCCAATGAACTACATAACATACACGTTGGCTCGCGCGATGCACATGAGCGATACAGTTCAGCGCGACGAGGATGCCCCCCTTCCCATTGCCGATGCTCGTCTTCAACCTGTTGGAGCTGGAGTCGGCGTTCATCTCGCTGTTGCTCAAGCTTAAGAAGACGATTACCCTCTTCACGGTTCCATTTCTCTTGTGCATCTCGGCGCCGCTGTGCATGTGCTTCAGCCTCAATGCGATCTCGTTCAGGGTCCCCTCGTATATCCTCGTGCCGCCGTTGCCAGCGCAATGTCTCTTCACGAAATCGTTTCTCCATTCGTTCTCTCCATTTCCGATTCTCTTCCTCCTCCCGAGCCTGCTCCTCACGACGTTCTTGTTCGCGTTTCAACCGATGCTCTTCCGCTGCCCGACGATCAGCAGCCTGTCTAGCGATGCATTTTGGATTGAGCACCTGGCGGACGCATGTAATGGCGACGTGTTCAGTATCCGACGGAATCGCATTGATTTCATCCGCCCTGATTTCGTGCCACGGCTCCGGCCGGTCTATCTCCCGAGTGTAGTGCGTGTGGACGACTTCAAAGATGCAGACGATAGTGCCATCCGAGTCAAGAACTGCTACGTCGGCAGATTTGTTTGAATCATTGAATGTGAACCGATGCTCGCATTTCACGACGTTTGATGGGAGGCGCGTGATTCCCCACGACGAGATCGTTCTACATCCGCAAGGGCATATCCTAGCGATTTCTATCTCATTCCCCCGTTCGAGGTAGTGTTTTAGCTTGAGCTGCGCATTCTTGTGCTGCTGGTCTCGCGATGCGTTGCGATCGTAATACGTACACGGATTCGCGATGTTAGGATTGTGCGCAAAGTGCGCGACTCGTCTCTTCCCCTTTCGGAGATGTACGTCTCGTTTGCAATCGGGGCATGTATACAGCGTTCGTTGCAGAGCTACTTTGGGGTCAACGAGACATGCCGTTGCCTTGTCAAGTGCGCCATGCTCAAAGTGAGCCATTGAA